GCCAACGATGACGGTTTTCTCCATTTCTTAGCCCTCCGCTGCGGCCCGCTGCCAGACGGACTTGTACCAGCCGGCAACGATGGCTTCGGTGGTTTCGGCGGTGGTACTGGCCTTCACGTCGCCGTTGGGCAGAGGAACGGCGGAAATGGGCAGGGTCTCAGTGTCGGGATCCTTCTCGTTTTCCTTGTTCTCGCCCTTGATGCCGGGACGGTTTGCCAGGCAGTTGTAAAGCACATGGCAGCGGCGCTTCTTGTCGCCCTTGAAGCCGAAGAGCAGGGCAAAGGGTTTGTGCTCCGCTTCCGCGTTCTCCACCTGGACCTTGGCGGCCTCGTCCAGGATCTCGCCCAGATAGTCCTTGCGGAACCAGTCGGGAACCATGGCCATGTTGAGGCTGCCGTCGTAGCCGTTGTTGGAGGCGGCCTGGTAGTAGACCATGCCGTCGGCTCTCAGCTTCGTCACGTTGCCCTGGGCAGCCACGTCCAGGGAAATGGAACCCAGCAGTGCCACAGGAGCACCGAAGGTAACCACGCCTTCCGCAACGGTCAGCGGTGCCACGTGCACGTCCACCAGATCATAATGGACCTTGTTGGTATCACCCATTTGTATATCATCCTTTCGTAAATCTCAAATTATCGCATGTCATTGCGAACCAGCCCGCAGGCTGGCACAGAAATCCCCATATAGGAAGATGTCATTGCGAGCCAGTGCGCACACTGGCGTGGCAATCCCCCGGATATTCCGGGATGAACAATGTGTCCGAATTGAACACCGCACTCCGGCGCGTAGCGCCCTCGGCTCCCCTTGCCAGGGGAGCTGTCGTGCGAACAGCACGACTGAGGGGTAGTCAATCACACCTCAATATCGTAGGTAATCAGATAGCACCGCTCCGAATCCAGATAGGTTTCTTCCTTCTTCCAGTGGAAACCCACCAGCGCCAGCTCCACCAGATCCTCCGTCACGGGATCCTTGAAAGCGGTGTAAAGCTCCACCCGCACTTCGTCATAGCTGTAATAAACCTGACCATCGGCATAGGTGGGGTCTGATCCCTCGGATAGGTAGCAGATAAATGGCAGCTTCGGAGCTTCATTCTCAGGCCAGGCCCGGTATGTCACCGGCAGCCCGGTACTCTGAAGCAGAACCGCCAGTCCTGCAAGTGTCATACAGTTCCCTTTCCTTTCCCGGTGTCCGAATTGAACACCGCCGTCAAACATTCCCCACCCGGATCTTCACGTCTTTCTCCAGGATCCGCGATGCCTCATCGGCGGCGGGCTGGATGTGGGGCTTTCCGTCCACAGATCCACCGTTCACTTTTGCGTGACCGTCCTCCAGCAGGTGTGTCCGCTGGTAATGGGGTTTGTTGTGAACCTGCATCCGGATGTCCTTGTCGCTCTCATAGGCCGTACGGGCCGCCCAACCCTTGGCGTAGTCGCCGGTATCCTTGGGACTGGTCTGCCGCAGCGTGGCCACACAGGTCTTGGCAGTGTCCTTGACAGACTTCTTGACCTCCGCCGTTACCTCCTCGCTGTACTCATGCAGCTCCTTGGCAATGGCCCCCGCCAACCCGTCAATCTTCACCGTAGCCATCAAACCCCACCCTTCTTCTCCAGGTAAAGTTCCAGCTTGTAGTTCTTGGCCAGATACGTCCTATAAATGCCATAGCGCACGCCGTCTACCTCGCACATTTCTTCCCCGGCGTAATCGTCGGGGAAGATCTTCAGTACGAACTGGGCCTTTAGCCCCTTCTGACCTGCGCTGAACCATTCCGACTGCTGGACGCTGCACACTTCACAGAAGACTTCCCGCTTGGTTTCCACAGGGATCTTCTGCAGAAGGGCATCATTTTGATATGCCACGCCGATGAGGGTGGCCACGTGATCACACCCCATCGATGTCACCCCAATTCCGGTATTTACTGGAACCCTGCAGCTGGCCCTTCTGGGCATTGTAGGCCCGCTCCAGCAGCTCCGGGTTTTCCGGAGTGCCGAAGTGCAGACGGCAGTAGGTTTTGATGGCCTGGCGAATCAGCGGGTCATCTTCCTCGACCTTCTGGATGCCCACGATCCCCAGGTCCGCCTTAGCGGCCTCGATCAGATCCAGCAGTTCGGAATCATATGCGTCGGTTTTAATAGGCGGCCGCATGGCCAGCTTTACTGCTTTCAGCACAGGCCGTCACCGCCTTAGTTACCGGCAGCGGGAGCCTCAGCAGCGGCAGCAGCACCGGTCAGCGTGATCTTGACAAAGGCATGGGGATGTTCCAGACCGGCATCGAACAGGCTGTAGCCGGTGATGATCTGCTTCAGGGTCTTGGGCTCCACGGCGGGAACGATCTCCAGATCGTCGAAGTCGTTGGTCAGCACGAACTTACCAACGCCGATGTACAGCACGTTGTCGGGGATCTCAGTGTCTTCCTTAACAGGCGCACCGTAGACACGGCCGGTAATGATGGGATCGGACATAGAGTTGGGGATAAACAGCTTCTTGTCGTCGGCATCGGTGACCTTGGCGATGGTGTTCCAGATGGTGGTATTGTTGGCGTAGATGCTCTTGGCACCGCCGGACTTGATCAGGCTCATAGCCTTCAGCACCAGGGCATCGGTCAGTTCGGCTTCTTCCAGCTTGTTGCCGGCAGCCATGCCAACCTCGGCATCATCCAGGCGCTCCAGGATCAGACGTTCCTTGGCCTGCTTGATCCGCTCGGCCAGATGGGTGGTAACCCAGGTATAGAAAGCTTCGATGCTCTGGATCTGCATCTTTCTGGACATGGTGATATGCTTCTTGATCTCCTCACCGTCCAGGGCCAGCAGGTCAAAGGTATCCTCTTCGTCATCGTTGGCAACGCCCTCAGCGGTTACCTTTGCGTCACCGGCAGCGGTGGCCTTATGGCGGGGAACACCGAAGCCACGGGTGAAGTTGGTCAGGGTGGAGTCAGCCAGCAGAGGAGCGGTGGCACGGACCAGCTCGGCGATGCGGTCCAGCACCATGGTGGGCACCACAGCACCGGTATTCTCGGTAGTAAAGACGAATGCTCTGCGCTCGGCCTCGGTCATGGGGCCCAGCAGCATATTGCCCTGGTTATCCCGGGCCAGGTTTCTCAGCCAGGCGTTCCGGTACTCCAGGCTGTCTGCGCCACGCTGCTCGTTCATCTGGGGATTCATAGGCTGACCGATGCCGCTGCGAACCACTTCGCCCTCACCGCCGGCAACCAGTGCCCGCAGCTCCCGGCGGCGGGTCTCTGCCTGCTGCAGCGTATTGCGCTGTGCGATCAGATCGTTGGCTTCCTGGGTCAGCGCTTCAATGTCGATGTTGGGGTCATTGCCGTCCACCAGGCTGCGGATTTCGGCAAGGCGTGCGTTGATCTGTTCCAGATTCATAATTAAATTCCCTCCAGTAAAAGTTTCAGTTTCAGTCGTTTTTCCTGTTTATGTCGGTTCTCCTCCGCCAGTCCGGCGATCACTCCGTCGGCCAGACGTCTTGCGCTGATGGAAGTCATGTCGTTTGCCGGCAGAGAAACGGCGCTGACGTCATACAGCTTCTTGATCTTCAGGATCGTTCTGAGGATGGTGATCGCACCGGTATCATGGTCCCGGGTGCTGGTTCTGCTGTCGCTCCCGACAGTAAAGCCAAAGGACATCCTGTCCGTATACCCGTCCTTGATTTCCTGGTACAGCTGCCGTCCCAGCTCGGTCCCGCCGAGATCTGCGGCAATATACAATCCCTTATTGTCCACCCGGACAGTCAGGGTGTTATTTCTGGTTCTGGCGAATACCCGGCCCTGGTGGTCGTACTGCATAATCACATCGCTCATGTCGCACTCGTTAAAGGCGTGGGGATCCACCTGCTCCCGTACAGTCACATTGTCGTAGCTGTACAGTTCATAGGGCTGATTAAAGGTGGTGGCGTAGCCCTCAACCACCATCCGGTCACCGTCTTCCTCGGCGGTCCGAACCGTCATCACGATCTGCCGGTATTCCCGGCCCTGCTCCAGACGGCTTCGCTGAAGTTCAGCCAAATCCATAATTTCCTCCTTAAAAAACAAAGTGTCATTGCGAACCAGTGCGCACACTGGTGTGGCAATCCCCCGGATTTTCCGGTGTCCTATTCGGACACCGCTTTTCCCTCCCGGATATCGTAGTATTCACCCCGGGCGGGGATCTTCTGACCCAGGCCATCCGGCAGGGGCGGAAGATTCCAGATATCCCGGATCTCATCGATCATGGCAAGGCCCCGGTCGGCAAAGGTCTGCGTGGCCAGCATCTTGTCCTTATTGGACATATACTGCAACCGGTTGGAGGTGGCAGTCACCCCGGCACCGCCGCTCCGTTCCCGGGGAGCGAACAGCATTCCGGCCAGCACCTCGGAAAACTGGATGCCGAACCATTCCGGTACGCCCTCATAGAAAGCGTTCCAGCTGTCACCGAAGGCTTTGTTCTGCAGAATATCATCATTGGTTCCGAAATAGCTGTGGACGTTCTCCTTGATGGCGTTCATCTGCTCGGCACTGACCACATACGGGGCAGTTTTGATCTGCTGAATATTATCGTAAGTATTGGGGAACAGCAGGATACCACCGCCCTTTTCCAGGTTGTCCCGGGTGAATTGCTTCCGCTCGTTGGCCAGGTCCTCAGGGCTTTTCCAGTTGGTGAGCCGGGCCATAAACCGGAAGGTTGCCGAGCTTTTCACCGCCTCAGCAATGCCCTGGTCCTGAATGTTAATCAGTTCCATAGTGGGCCGCAGGGCCTCATTGCTTTCCCCGAAGAAGTCGTCCCGGTACTGGAACTTGGTCAGGATGCCGCAGCGGTGGAACTCCACGGCCGCGTACTGGCCGGAAGCGAAGGCATACCGCAGATACACGGTACCCATGTATTCCCGAAGCTCGCATCGGCTGGGGAGCACCGGATAAATGCCCACCGCTTCACCAAACTCATCCAGCACCGGCACGGTGATGGCCGTATTGTGAACGTCCAGTATGGTACTCAGCCGGTACAGGAACTGGCTCCAGCTCTGCCACTCGTTGGGCCTATCGGCCAGCCTTTTGCGAAGCTTCGGCTTTGCGCTGCCCTGAAATTCGATTTTCAATTTGCTGATATGTACCGCTCTGGCATGAATAGCCGAGCGGACCAGCAGACTTTCATAGATCATGCCGTTCCAGCTGGTGAAGGCCGGCGCATAACCTGTTAAGGTCTTGAATACCGTGCTGGCCTGCTTCAGGTCCTGCCGGTATTTGAAAATTTTCTCAAAAAGTCCCAATTTCTTACCCCGCATTCTTCAGCTGATGACCGATTTCCTTGTACCACTTCTGCCGGACGGTCAAAGCGTCCAGGGTAGCAGCGGTACCGTCGATGCGGTCGGTAGCGTTGATTTTGATTAACCGTTTCTTTTCCGTCTGAGTATCCAGCTTCACAGCCGAGTTGCACAGATGGACTTTCAGTATGGCGTTGTCGCCGATCTGCAGTGTCTGGTCTTTCACCAGACCCTCCATCTCGTTGATCACTGGTGTCAGGTTGAAGCCCTGGTATACGTCATCCATGTGGAAGCCGTAGGTGCTCAGATCCTGCACCAGGTACTGGGCTGTATATCGGTCATAGCCGATTTTCAGCGGATAGATCTTGCATTCCTCCAGGAGCTTTACAAACCAGTTGTAGCAGTCTTGGTACTGCACAAAGTTGTCACCGCTCAAGGTCAGCCAGCCCTTCTGCACATAAATGGCATAGGGAAGGCCGTCCCGCTCCGTGGCCTCCTCCAGCTTGTTCCTGGGCAGGAAGAAGTGGGCGAAGGTGTAGAGCTTGCCGTTCTTTTCAATGACCACGCAGCAGGCTGTCAAATCCGTGGTGCGGCTCAGGTCGATGCCGCCCACGCAGTAACAGCCCCGGAAATCCTCCAACCGCAGAGCCTCGCCGCAAACACCTTCGATCTGATGGGCAGGCAGCCAGGCCATGGAGGAATTTTGTTTGATATTGCAGTACTTTGTTAAGAACTCCGCCTTCTTGCTGAGGCTGGAGTAGGCGATCTGGATCTGGTCCTGCAGATACTCTGCAGAGATGCTGACGCCCAGGTTGGGATTGGCCTTCTTCAGTTCCTCGATGTCGTTCCACTTGCTCACATCGTCGATCATGTACAGGAAGGGCGCCAGGCGCATTTCCTTGGAATTACCCATCAAGAAAGCGGTGGAACGCTTCATCAGCTCATCAAAGATGCCGTCATTCTCATAACCGGCGGTGGTGGTGCTTAAGGTCAGAGGCTGCCGGCGGGAGCCGGTGGCTGAAGTCATGACCTCATACTGCTTTAGACCCTTATCACCGGGCCAGGACGCGATCTCGTCGCAGACCGTCACATGGGGGTTGAAGCCGTCGCTCTTCTTGCTGTTGAAAGCGATCTTAAGGATCCAGGAGTTGGTGGATTCCATGTAGTAGCCGTTCTTCTTCGGCTCGATCAGCGCGTTCAGGTCCGGCTCGGCCTTCACTGTCTGCCAGAAGGCCGAGTAAACGATATCCGCCTGGGTCAGCTTCGGGGCTACACAGTAGACCTCCGCGCCGTACTCCTGGTCCAGGATCAGAGCACAGGCGATGATGGCAGCGGCCAGCAGGCTTTTGCCGTTCTTGCGGCCCACCACCAGGAACACTTCCCGGAACTGCCGGTTGCCGTACATGTCGGTAACGCCGAAGATCACGGCAACCAATGCTTTCTGCCACAGCTCCAGCACGATCAGATCGGAGCGGCCCTTGCAGTGGTGGCAGAAAGTTTCGATAAATTGGATAGCCTTGCTGGCCTTTTTTGCGTTGTAGGTGAAGGTACCTTCCAGCAGGCCCCGGCAGAGGTAAGCGTAAAACACCCGGATCCAGTAGCCCACTGTAACGTCATCGTTTTCAATGGCCTCCAGGTAGTCAAATATGGGGTTATTCACGCCGCTGCGCTCTCCTTTCCTTGCCTGGTGTTCGAATTGAACACCGGGTCAATCGTCCTGCATAAACGACAGCAGTTTGCTGCCGGCAGGGTTCTGGGGAAGGATCCGGTCCAGCCGTTCACAGACGGCGGCGTAGTTCTTCACCGTGGAGTTGTAGGCCTGCAAGGCAGCCGTGGTCTTGAAGCCCTGCTGATTCTTGCCGTTCTGGTACTCCTCCACGCAGCCTTCCTCGTTGATCTGCGCCTGCAGGTCCTCCAGGGTGATCCGCATAAAGGCCGCCTGCTCGATCAGCGGCACAGCTACCGCCAGCTTGGACTTGCTCAGCCCCTCGGTCAGCGCCTTCAGCTTCCTGGCCTCCGCCTTCACCCGCTGCTCTTTGGTTTTCTCAGTTTTCTTGGCCATAATTTCATGTCCTCACAGGTTATTTGGAATTGTGGAGATAAGTGCTGGCATGTCCCACACCATAGGCATCACCTCGGATGGCCGCATGATTGCCACAGGAAGCAATGCCTATGGCCAATGTGATGTTCCCAATTGATCCCCTGCGCCGCTCTGATTTCACTCAGGGCGGCGCCTTTTTACGCCGACTTTCCCAACCTTTCCGGCAGCCTTCATTTTCTCCCCTTCACCCCCCTTCCCGCGTGCGGGGAGGAAAATCTAACCCCACCCACCGGTCTCCCAAGCGGGCTCCAAAACGGAACCCAGGGGGGCTATTCGCGGGCCAGGATATTGCCAAAGGCATCAACAGCGTAGCGACGAGGCTGTTTTCTCTTCGGGTGTCGGATTGCGTGGCATTCGCGGCACACAAGCTCCAGGTTCGACCAGGCCATGGCAATGGCAGGATCGTGGATATTCTCCGGTGTCAACTCGATCTTGTGGTGGACGATCTCGCCAGGGACAACCAGTCCGCGTGCGGCGCAGGGTTCGCACAGGCCGCCGACGCTGTCCGCGTAGTCGTCGCGGTTTTTCTGCCAGCGCTTCGACTTGTAAAACCGTTCAGCGAAATCTTTCACGCAAACCTCCGAGAAAAACAAAAAGAGCCTGCACCAGGTACCGCTTCATGCGATACATGGCACAGGCTCTAAGGCACAGGCACTTGCAAGATATTCACGATAGACTCAACGCCGCAGCGTTTGCAGTGGACGACCAGCTTTTCCGCCTTCGTCTCCGGCAACAGCTTCAGCACTTTGCCGCGACCACAGGCAGGACACAAGAGCCATCCGTTGTTTGCATTTATTCTATCACACGCGGGAGAATTATGCAATGCTTTGGAAAAAGTTTGTTTGGGTGTGTTCAAAGGTTAGTACCTCCCTCCAGTCGATAAGAGAGGACGCCCCTCTTTCAACTTAAGTATTCTCATAATATATGATGGTCTTATATCCGCCATATCCGGGCAGCTGCACCGGCTCGCTCAGCTCCGTGCAGCCAACCGGAACGGAGATGTCCACGGCATCGCTGTCGATGGTGGTATATTCAAACTTGGGCCGGACCAGCCCACGGCTGGCTGTCCACATCTGCTCACCGGGAACATAGACGCCCAGTTCCCGGGGTTCCCGGCACATGTAGTGTGCCTTGTCCAGAATCTCCTCGAAGCTCTTCAGCTTTCGAATGTGGACATAGCCCCAGGTCCAGAGGCTGCGGATCCGCTCCGCATCTTCCTCGTCCTCGAAGCGCATCACCATGTGATGGTGGAGCCGGATGCCGCCGCCCCGGGTCGTCAGCTGGGTACAGTAGACATAGAGCAGCGGCTCCTTGTTATCCTTGCGGTACTTCCGGTACCAGCGCATGAACTTTCGCCAGTAAGGCTGCGATGCCTCCCGATTTGCCGGGAGGTGATCATCGTCATAGGTAAGCGTCACCCACCAGTCGCCGGGCGAGAAGTTGGTACACATTAGCATCAGCAGTTTCTCGTAGGAAGTCTTGAGGTTCGCCCTCTGCTTGTCCTCTTTCGAAACGCTGATGGCCCGGCGGCGTTTGTTGGGGTTCGGATCTCTGGGACTGTACAGGGCCTGCCGGATCACCCGGCCGGCCCGCATGGTACTCAGTATCTTCATCAGCCATCCACCGGCCTTTTGAAGAATACTGTGTAGGTGTCGCCACTCTGGGATACTGCGATCAGCGAATAGCCCAGCCTGTCCATTCCGGATAAGATAGCCTTCAGACTGGCCTCGCCGGTGCAGCTCTGGAAATCTGTGACCCACTCAATCATCAGCGGCACCTCCGGTGTTCAAATCGGACACATCCATGGTTTCGACGCAGTCAGCGGCAAGCCGCAGTATAGACCGCGCCATTCCCATGGTGCCGTCCGCCAGCTTCCGCAGCATCAGCACGACGCTCTGCTGCATATCCATCTGGCCCAGCCGGAAGACAGCCTGCCGCTCCGCACTTGTCATTTCGCTCATTTCTTTCCCAACTCCTTTCGGATTTCTGTTTTGGTCAATCTTTTTCCATGGAGCCGGATGGTGCATCCAGCCTCCAGCATTTCCAGTTCCAGTCGCCGGGGATAGCGGCAGGACTCCGGCGCCCGCATTTTTAGTTGCCCGTCGGGGCCAATAATTTCATAGGTCATGCTTAACTCCTTTTTGTGGGCAAGAGATCTTTCCAAAGCTGTTCATCAAACGGTGCTTGGACAAAGCGAAGGGCGCAGCCGTCGCAGGTGCCCGGACAGTGATCCGCATCAGCGACGTACGCCGAATTGCAAATATCCACCGTGAAATCTCCAGAATCCGCAGACAGCAACAATGACGCGAGGTCTTTATCCGATAGTGAGCGGATATGGTCTCCGTTCGTTTTAACCATTTTCCTGCACCTCCTCCGGCAGTTCCATCCATCCGAAGATCTCCGAGTCATCGAAGATTTCCACCACATCATCAAACTGACGCCAGTGTTCGCCGTCCCACTCCATCTTCTCCACGGATACCTTGCAGCCCTCACTCCAGCGGATCATCACCGCATATTGCCCCAGGTTCCAGGGATTCCCGGTCTGCCATCCTCCGGCGGGCCGAAGTTCCTCCGTCCGGCCCAGTAGGTAGTCAATAGAGCAATTGAATAAATCTGCGACCTTGATCAACCGCTCAAGTTCCCAAAGATAGAAGTTACTGCCGTAGGGAGGCCTTGTGTCTGCTTTTAGTTTAGCCTCACCGCTTTCCAGACCAGTAATTTCCTTTTCAGTGGAGGAGGATTCATAGATTTTCGCATACTGGTAAGTGTCATGCACAGTCTTTCCGGCCTGCTTCCGAGCCGTAGCAAAGCGGTTCCAAAGCTTTTGTAGCAGTTCAATTTTGGGACGATCCTCATTCTCCTGCTCGAGTTTTCTCTGCTGAGTCTCAGCCTTGGCAGCAACCTGGAGCTGTTTCTTTTTATCGTTTGCCTTTTGACACGAGCTCTTACAAGTCCGGAGATTCGAACATTTCAAGCAGCACCCCGCCATACACGGATCAGACCAACGATCCTTGCAACTCTTTCTCATCATCTCAACTTGATGAGCACAGACGACGTTGTTTTTTCCTCCGCATTTTACTTTGGTTATTCGATGGAAACGACTCATGAACTCCTTCACGCTGCCCTCATACACCTGGTTTGGCTTGCCTCCATGTTCGTCAAAGATCAGCTGTTGCCAGGACTTCGGCATCTGGGCCAGTGCGTAGGCTGTCGATTCGGCCAAGGAAGAATCCTTAAACGCAGCCTGCCAGGAGAAAGCCAAGTTTTCCCGGATCACCTTCAGCCGGGCCAGCTTGGCGGCACTGGCATTCACCGCTGCTGCCACGTGATCCCGCATCCGGCCGGGGAACTCGTAGCCCTCCTCCTTCAGCTGGTACAGCAGCTTCTCCACCTGCACCGCCTGCTCCGATATATCCGCAGGCGACAACTTACGGGTGTGGGCATTACCAAAAATCAGCTTCAGCTGTTGCAATGCTTCGGATTGTTCACTGGCTTCAACGATGCACGCGACTTCCTTCCAGCGCTCTGGATTTTCCTGGGCAAGCAGTCCCAGAGCCGCACGGCGGCGATGACCAGACACGACCTTGTAACGATCCGGTGCGTTCGGATCAGGCCGAATCCGAAGAGGTTGTTGCAGGCCAATCATTGCGATACCGGCAGCAAGTTCCTCCAAGTCAGGCATAGAATAAAAATTCTTTTTATCGGCATCAATCAGATCCAGGCTGATATACTCGATCTGTTCCCGGCCGGTGTTCAATTCGGACACATCGGCCAGCATAGCGCCCAGGTCAAATTCTTTCTTTGCCATATCACTGCACCTCCACGTATTCCGCTACAAACTTCCGGTAGTCAATGCCGGCGGCACTTCGGGGACTGGTGACCAGAAGAGGCTCCTGCCGGAAGGTCATGTCGTCCACCTTGTCTGATCGGCGGATATGAGGGAACACCCGAAGCCCGGCCTCCCGGAGCTGGTCTTCCGCTTTCTGGATCTTCTCTTCCTTGTACCACATGGTGGGCAGGATCCCGGCCAGCTTCAGCCGGGGATTGATCCGGCGCATATTCTTGATTTGGCGCATCAGATTGCCCATGCCCCGAAGGGAAAAGGCATCCAGCTTGATGGGTATGATCACATCATCGGCAGCCACCAGAGCCGCAGCGCTGGCCGCATTGAAGGCCGGCGGGCAGTCGATGACGATATGGTCGTATTTGTCTGCGACTTTCTCCACCAGGTACCGCAGAACATTGTTCTTGACGGTTCCCTGCTCCACCTTACTCAGATCCATGTCCATGAGCATGGCATCGCCGGGGAGAATATCAATGTTTTCATAGGAAGTCGGAGAAACGCAGGATTCCGCGAATGCTCCCGGGTCATCGTAGTAGTGGGCCCCTCTGAGGATGTCCGTCAGACTCTTGCCGTCGGGATCCCCGTCGAAGAACTCGGTGGTGTTGCACTGACTGTCGGCATCGATCACGAGGACCCGGCGGTCGTGATCCTTTGCAAGGATCGCAGCCATGTTGACGACGGTGGTCGTCTTTGCGACGCCCCCCTTAAGGTTGACAATTGCGGTGGTTCGGATTGCCATGTAGATTCCCTCTTTCGTGTTTAATTAAAACGGCACTTCTGTATCCATGGGCAGCTGCTCGTAATCTTCGGAAGCAGCTTCCTTGGAGGCTTTCTCTGCCGTCTTTTTCTGTTTTTGCACGTTCTCCCATTCCGGATCCGGAATGATTGCTTTGACAAAAGTCTGATTTCTGCCGTTGAAATAAAGCGGGATGTTGGCGCATCGACCGTTTTTATTCTTAACGATTCGCAGGATCCGGTTCGCCTTGCATCCGGATTCCCGGAGTGCCTTTTCCACAAACTTGTCCAGCATAAGGATCGCATCCCCATCGGCTTCAATCTGGCCGGATTCTCTTACGCTATGGATTCCCAGCGGCGTGCCTCTTGCTTTCGGATCACGGTTGGTGACCTGGCTCAGCGCCACGATGATCAGACCGGTGGACCGGGCCAGGATGTGGAGATCCATGGAGATCTCCGTGATGGTCTCGTACCGGCTCAGCTTCTGCCCTGGCTGCTGGATGATCTGCAGGTAGTCAATGATGACAATATCCGCCCGGTACCCGATGGCAGCGGCCTTGATTCCGGCAACACTCAGTCCGGCAGCCGGCAAAATCTTGAAGGTTCGCTGGGCCACCAACTCCTGGACATTGTCCACCTGCTTCAGCTGCTGGGGTGTCAATTTTCCATCCATCAAAGCATCCATTTCGATTCCGGTCAGACTGGAGATCAGGCGGTCAAAAAGGGTGTCTTCGTCCGTCTCCAGAGAAACAAACAAAACCCGTTTTCTCGCTGACCAGGCCCACATTTGCTCCAGAGCGAAGGCGGTCTTGCCGCCGGAGGGCTCCGCGCCCAAGATCAGGAAGTTGCCCTTCTTCACCCGGATATAATCACCCACGGCCCGAAGCTTCCATTCCAGCCGTTCGTGGGTCACCTGGTGTCGGGTCTTGAAGGCTGTCAGCAGCTCTGAAGGCTCGTAGCCCTTCAGACCGGAACGCTCCACCAGCTGGGAAGTGATTGCATCGGCGGTGCCAATGGCATCCTCCAGATCCAGAGCGGAGGAAAGTTCCGCACCCAAAGAGCGGAGCCGGGACAGTTTCGCCCGCTGACGGGTGATAGCTATGTATCGGTCAATCTCGCTGAAGTTCGGCGAACAGCCCATAAACTGAGCCACCAGGGTTCTGGCCTCCGGGGTATCCCCCAGATAATGTGCCACGGCCACGGCATCCACGTCGCCATTGCTCTGGGATTGGCGGAACAGATCCGCCATTGCTTTGTAGATCAGCAGACCATTTCCGGCAAAGTCTTCCGGTGCCAGCTCCGACACAACGCGTGGAACAAGTTCCGGGTCGATCAGCGCGGCACCCAGCAGGCAGTTCTGGGCCTGCAGCCAGTCATCGTAACCCATCAGTGTACCCATTCTGCCGCCTCCTCACTACTTTGGTCTTCGTTCTGCTCTGCGCTCGATCCAGCCGCCGCGCCCCAGTCATCCTCCCAGCCGTGATTGTTCAGCCAGGTGGAGGCATGGGGAACACCGATGCCGGACTTCCACGCTTCGGTCTTCACCTGCGCCGCCAGAGCCTTTGCCATTACCGTGACCAGTTCACTGGTAGGCTTCAGCTTGTCCCAGGCCCGGAGCGCAGCTTGGCGGTTGCCGGCATTGCGCTCCGGTGGCACGTGGGTGCGGTAGAATGTCCAGAACTTCTCAAACCGCTCCGGCAGAACCTCTGCCTGGGCTTTGTACTTCTGTCCGCGACTTTTCTTCTTGCTCACACCCGCTCCCCCCTCTGGGGGGCTATGGGGGGTATTATTTATTACTTCTTTACTTAATTGCGTTGGATTTTCCGGCGTTGGTTTTTCCGTCGCTGGATTTTCCAGCGTTGGTTTTTCCATCGTTGGAAAATCCGACGATGGTGAAGTAAAAACGGGCTCCTCATGGACCACATATTCATTGCCGCCGAACTTGCCCTCGGCGTTTTTTGTACGCCTACGCTCAATGTAACCGGCCTGTTCCAGCTCCTGGACAGCCACCCGGACTGCGTCCTTGCCTTCCTTGTTAATGGCTGCAAGGCCTGCTATGGTATAGTCCCAGTCCTCAGGCAGCGAAAGGATCTGCGACAGCAAGCCCTTTGCTCTCAAGCTGAGCTCATGATTCCTGAGGTGGTGGTTTGACATTACCGTATAATCCTTAGTTTTCTCAACG